CCCACCGTGCCCGGGCGGAGCTGCTCGGCAGCGGCGCCGAGATTCAGTAGGCCGGTCACCGTCGTGTCACCGGCGGCAGCCTGTGAATAGACGACTTCATCGCCAAGGGTGGCGAGCAGTGTTTCGTTCAGGCTCGGGATGACGTCTCGGATGATGTTCGACATGGGGTTTGAAATCTGGGGAAAGAGGGCGACCGAAGGGTGAGAAACAGCCGCCCCCAATCAGCGCAGGGGGATCTACTCTACGCTTCTTTTGTCACCACGCCGCTGTAGTTGATGACGTGGTACGAGACCCCGTCACAGTACAGGTCGACGAAGTTGCCGATGACGGCCGCGATGTTCAGATACTTGCTCGCGACACCGCTGCCGCCGAGGAAGATCTTCTCGCCGCTCGCCGGAGTCAGGCGGACGATCTGCGCCACAGTCAACTGGACCTTCAGAGAGCAGCCGGCAGCATTGGCAGCAGCCGGAAGAGGGAGGGTCGCAGTAGCCGCCGCGCCGGTGTTCGTTTGGATTTTGCCGAAGTTCGCCACCGCAAGGGTCGCGTCTCCGGCATTCGCCTCAACCGTTGCGTTGGCAGCAACGACGGGCGGGGGAGGGGTGTAGTAGCCAGTGGGCATTTCGTTATCCTCGTTTTTTGAAGTCGAGAGGGGCAGTCACCCACCCCTCAATGGTTGATCCCCGCCGATTACGCGCCGGAGGATTTGTACAGCGGCCGCCAGTCCACAGCCTTCGCGCCGAAGTCGAGGAAGGCGTAGATGTTGACGCCGAGGATGGCGCTGCCGTTTTCCTCGCGGATCATCTGCGGGCCGTTCGCGCCTTCCAGGTGGGCATATTCCACGCCGGGGTAGACTCCCGGATCGGAAGCGCCGTACCAGACCGTGGTGCTCGCGGCATCGAGCACGCCATCGGCAACCACCTGGAGGCGGCCGGAAAACCAGTTCTGGTCCGACGCCTTGACGTTCGGGCCAACGGCAGTCAGCGCCGCATTTGCGGTCGCTTCCTTGGCCTTCGGCACGATCAGGAATTTGGGGGTGAGGTTGAGGACCGATGCTCCGTCCACGCCCGTCTGGATGCCCATCGCCGTGAACATGGCGTCAAGCCCCGCATTGGCGATGACGCCACTACCGAGGTTGGCGTGCGTGGCGTGGAACAGCGCAACGGTGTCAGCCATCGCGGCATTGGCCGTCAGGATGGCGTAAACCGTTTTGTTCTCAATGATGGACGCCTGGAGGCCGAAGGCCTGGATCAGACTGTTGAAAGCGCCCAAGTCATCGTTGATGAGCATCTGACGAGTGAAGGAAATCCCGCGGCCGTAAGTGGCGATCGCGTACGTTTCCTTCGATTCCGTCATCGTGCCCAGCGTGATCTGGGCGCCTTCCGGCACCTTCAAGAACGCCGGGGTTTCGCCGAGGCGGGGCCGCGACATGGTTTTGAAATCCGGCGTCGTCGAAGGGGCCGCCCAGATCTTGTAGGTGGGGGTGGCGTAGGAGTACGCCGTCATCAGCCGCTTGCGAGCGGAGTTTTCGAGCACACTCGGAAAGTCCGCCGTGTTCTGCATCGCCATGATGGCGATTTCGTTGGGGGTCTTACCGCGCACAGACAGGCCGGCGCGAACCAAACCCTCTTCCGCCATGCGCAGGCAGGACATTGCGCGGAAGTCGTTGCCGGCTTCCACTTCCGCCTTGGGGTCCATGCGGCCCAACAGCGCCGATGCCATCAGGGCCCGCCTGGTGTCCGCTTCGTCGCGAGTGATCGTGGGAGCCGCGGAACCGACGCGCGTATCGGGCTCTTTGGCAATCAGAAAGTCCGCAACCGCGGCCTTGAAGGCTTCGACGGTCTGTTCGCCGTCGATGGCTGCGGTGATTTTCTCAGCAGGCATCTTGGCAGATGCGCCGATACGGTTGATTTCAGCGACACGCAGGCGCTCGGCTTTCTTCGCGGCGGCGATCACTTCGGGATTCGGAGCGGCGGTCTGCCCCGTGAGTTCAGCAGGAGTAGGCATTATTGCCTCCTTGTTTGGATCGTCTGGAGCAGAGCCCAGAACTTCGGTTTCGTCCTCGGGCTCCGGAGCGTTTTCCAGTGAGAGGAAACGGGCCTTCGGATCAGCGGGGACGCCAACAAGAGACAGCTCGAACGGCTGCCATTTTGTTGCGAGAAACTGGCGGCGGGTGGCGCCTTCCGGCGTGACGTCCTTTTTCTTCAGGACGATCACTCCAATGGAGAGATTTTGGTAGATCCCATCCTTCGCCCCCTGGAAATACCGGGCTGCTTCCGGATGCCCACCAAAACGGAGCTGCATTTCCAGGCCCTTACCGGGGTTCAGCGAAGCGCCCTCGATCACACCTACCTGGGATTCGATGGTGTGGTCATGGTCCAGGAATAGACCTGCGCCGTTGGCGACTCGGGTCATGTCAACCGAGCCAGCGTCCAGAGCCAGCGTATAGTCGCTGTCCCAAGAGCCGATTGGAGCTCCAGCGTAGGCAACTACGCTGCACGTCATCTCGTCATCCTTGAATGACGACGCGAGGATGCTACTTGCTAGCAGGAGCGGGTTCGTTTTTCTGGTCTGGTTGGGCACTTTGCTTACCTCCGAAGAAGTCAACGCCAGCGTCTTTCAGTTGCTGGGCGTACTCTGCGATCTCGTCAAGTTGTTGGCGCGGGTCGTAGCCCTGGCGGGCGGCGGCCTGCGCGAACGTCATCGTTCCGATCTGCAACATGGTCTGATCCGCTTTCGCTTCAGACTCCCGATCGAGCAGATCAAAAGCGGGTGGATCCCATTCCGGCAATGCGATGTCTGCGACGTTTTCAAACCGCTCCATCTCACGCGAGAACCATCCCGCCACGCCGTCGCACAGTACCGGAATCATCAGATTCCACTGGTGGGCCGACACCCCCCGGCCGTAGTCCACAACGCCCATTCGCGAGCTGCTGTAGTTCGATTTGCTATAGTTGCCCGTCAGCACTTCAAATGGCATTGAGACACCGGCCGCGATGTCCTGAGTTCGGGACACCTTGTACGCCTCATAGCCGCCGGCGTACGCCGGCTGATTGAACTTCACATCTTCACCCGGCTTGAGCTTGAGGATCATCCCTGGCTCCATCGCCGTCACGCGATTGCCGGCTGCATCGAAAACCTCGGAGCCAAACTGAAAGCTATCGCCCTCCGGGGACGTGACCCCCATCGCAACCGTGCTCTCCGTCTTCTTTCGGACGAGCTCGCTGTCTTCCCAATCATCGAGATCGCGCATCACCAACATGACCGGCGCTAGCCGTGGAACGCCGCGCACCTGGCCAGGCCGAGTCGGATCGAACACATGAATGACCTCGGCCGCATCGATCCTCTGCGAAGTCAGTGGCATCCCGCCGCGAACGCCAGTGGTCAGGACATCACCAGGGTGCTGGCCGTAGAGCCAGTACGCTACGCGTTGCCCAATCAAGTTGAACTCGACACCTTGGATGATGTAGCCGCCGGTCACTGATTTCGTGAGGTCCAGGTCAAGATAGTCCGGCTCCAGCACCTGAACCTGAAAAGCCGGCCGGAGACCATCCGCGTATCGACGGCGGCGGAACCTCACGAGGCACTCGCCGGACTCAAAGACGGTCTGGCAGACCATCGCCTGCACGGCCGCAAAGTGAGCAAGGCCATCAGCAGAGCAACGCCGTTGCCACGCGTCCCATACCGCCTGAATTACCGGATCAGCGAACCGGGCGTTAATGCCCGCGCCAACAACGGCGGACTTCCAGGACTGGACGGCTTTTGCCGCGAAGTGGTTGTTCCGGATCAGCTCCCGGCTGCGTTCCCTGAGCCTCGCAAGATCCACGCCGATTTCAGCGTTTGCGCTGGCGCCGGACGAAAGCCAGCCCACCGTGCGCTTGCCTGTCTTCGCGCCTTCGTAGCGGCCCATCCTTTGATCGGCTACGCTCTCACGTTCGGCCATTCGCTGGAGGCCAGCACGCGCGGCGATGCGGCGGAGGCCAGCCGCTGGCGCGACATAGCCGATCAGTTTGTCGAGCGTATTGGGTTTCATCCGCGTGAGAATTGCGTAGGGTTGAGGCGCGGCGAGGTGCCGCCAGAGACTTTAAGCTGCTCCCGCTCAATGAGAGCCAGCGCCGCTTGCGCCTCGGCTGCCGAGCGGTTCTTCACCCGCTTGTCACCGCTCGTGACTTCTTCCGGCTGCCCGAGCGCATTGAGTTGCTTATCGCGGATCGCATCGAGTTGTTCTTGAGTTAGGGCCATAGGTGCTCCGTTACTTCGAAAACCAACCAGCGCGCCGCTCGATGAAGCGGGCCGTCGGCGCGGACGCGGCAAGCTGCTTTTCCGGATGCGCCGCCGCATCACTTGCCGCCAGGAGCGACGCCATCTCGCGCTCAATCGTGCAGCCCGTCGTCATCTGCCAGCCGACCAGGGCGGCGTATGCGTTCACGGCCACGTCGAGAGCCTCATTCCGCGCTCCCGCTTTCTTCTTCATCCACTTGAACGTCGGCTTCGGATCGCTATAATCCGGCTGGCAAACCTCCGACGTGAGCATTTCAAACCAGTCGCCGGTGAACTCCACAGCCACTGGAAAATGCACGAAGCCCGGGCCCGGTTGAATGATCTTCAGCCTGGCGTAGATCACTGCCTTCGCGGAGTCAACGCCCATGATCTGAGGCGCCGGGAACTTGCCGCGCTGCTTACGCGCCTTCTGCGACCAGACTGGATGGTGGCCTGCACGGCCCTTGGTCGCCCAGATCTTCCGGCCCTGGCGCTGCCCGCAGAATTGCGTGACGATCTGCGTCTGGTAGCCGCTGTCTACGCCGGCCGCCCGAACCGACAGCGGAATACCCAACTCGCTCAGGTGCTCGGCCGCCAGCCAGGCGTCCAACGCGTGATACGGCGAGTCGTCAGTGAGGCGCGACGTGTCGCCGGGAAAGACGCGGTACTCCAGCCACCAGCACTCTTCACCCGGGCCCCAGAGAATCTTGCCGGCCTCAATGCGATCGCCCTGGATGTCCACTCCAGCCGTGATGATGCAGCCGCCCGCCGGCAGCTCGGGGCCGTACGATTCGCGGCGCGCCGCCAACGTGGCCGCATCCGCCCTGGCTTCAGTCGGATCGGAGTAGGGCTCGGCCAGCTTCAGGTTGATAAAGGTCTTCAGCTTGACGGGGTCGCGATGGTCTGCATCCCAGGCCGCCGCCAGATTCACCCAGGCGTTGCCCGGCCAGCCGTAGGGATAGTAGAGGGCGTTTATCTTGTAGCTGCGAATCTTGCCGCCGCCAACGCCAGGCGCGAACGGTACCCACTCGCCCTTGATCAGGGAGTCGATTTTGCGCCACTCGGGAAACTGGTCGCCGCACTTCTCGCACTGGTACTGCACCAGATGCGGCTCGCCTTTCGGCCAGCGCAGGCCGCCGGGCCGTCCTTCACGAGCGCGATCCGCGCCCCAGATGAGCGGCTGGAAGTGGCCGCACAAGGGGCACGGAATACAGTACAGGCGCTGGTCGCCACGCAGGAACCACTTGTAGATCAGGCTGGTGACTTCGAGCGTAGGCGTCGAGACGAAGCCAATCTTGCGGCCGCGGAATGCGGCGGTGCGCTGGACGATCAGATCGGTGGTGTCGCCTTCGTCGTCCAAGTCCGCCGGGTAGCCATCGATCTCATCGCCGAAGGCAAACTTGACGGGGTTCGAGCGAAGGTCGGATCCCGAGTTCGCGCCAGTGATGATCAGGCTGCTGCCCTGGAATTCCTTCATC